TTTGCAGGCGAAGCCTTGATCTGTACGTATGGTTCATAACTTGCATCGAAAAACACTTTCATTGCCATACCTGTGTAGTGTGTTGGCACTGATTCATAGGGATGAAATAAAGCAGCAGCAGAAATAGAACCGTCGTCATTCTTATGAACTGAACGCGAAGCAAGTGGTATTTCAATTGAATGCAGATCGACATCTACAAAAAAATAACGTCCTTCTGAATCGACTGAAAAAAAGCTCGATTCGAATGGAGCGTTAATGCAAATATGATCTAACATAAAAAAGTTACCAAGTAACCGCGTTTAAAAGATTAAACAAAATTACTAGGTAACTTGTCAACTCGTAAAACGAGTTAATATTAAAAAAGTTACCTAGTTATTTAGTTACAAGGCGTTTACAAATGAGCAAGGTCTATAAAATACGCAGTGAAGAAGTTGAAGACGTGAAAGAAACACTGATGAAATTCGTCGTACAGAAAAAATCACTGATGGCAGAAAGTGACGTAATTCACGCTCTTATCAAATACCACTTAAAGGATTTAAAGGCAGAGGAAGTCATAAGATACAGACAGGAAGTGCTGGGTAAAGACGAATAATTTCCGAAATATCGGACTAGAGTCCACCATTAGAAAGCGTGGACTCCTCTTCCGCCCTGCGGCTCGGTCGGTCGGGCGTCGAAGCTCCTTCTCCCTCCCTCACCGCTTGGCGTTCAAGATTCGCATAATGCAGATTGATGTTAAAAAGCCCCGTGAGACGAACAATGTTCTCACTGGGGCTTAGTAACATAATCTGTGCATCACATTATACGAAGTGTTTTATTATTAACACTTTGATTCGTATAGCTTTATTACGCTGCTTCCACAACATCAAAATCCAAAGCTACTAATACAGCCTTTGGTTGTTTGCCTGTGAAATCCCAATCAAAGATCAACTTAGCTTTGTTTGGTAATTCCTGATGAAGATAATCATTGAAGAACTGAGCGCCTTTAATCTTGTAGTCAGTCGATTTAAAACCGATTGCGCCTTGTTCTTTTTCTTTTTCTGAATATTCTTGAAGTACAGTTACAACCGTATTTGAGAACTTGATTTCTTTACCAGTTGACTGATCTTGGAAATCACCCGCGGATTTACGGATACCTGTAACTGTCATAATTGGATGTTGTGAATTGTTCATTTGCTCACCTATGCGATTTTGTAGTTAAACTGCGAAACTGGCTCTTCATACCAGTTTGGCAATTGTTGGTTGAAGTCGATTTCTACGAGCTTTACGAATGGAATGATGTTTGATGCCTTCTCATCGTGAAGGTTCTGCAAATATGCCTTTGAAAAGCCACATTCACACAATTGGGAAATTAGGTTATAAAACTGAGACTTACCGTAATTATTTTTAATCTCATCGAATCCTTTTTCACGGATAAGACAAAACATCGCGAATAAATTACGTACTTTAGTGTGAGAAACCTTGCCAGATTTGGTCATAACAACTTCTGAGCGTTCAATGGCTTCAAGTACACTTGTATCATCTGTTAATTTCATAGTTTGACCTCGCAAGGCTTCAAAAATGCTATGAGTAGCTTTGTTCCAGAGTGTTTGAAGTAAATCAGGGTTAGAACGTTGAAACTTAATTAAATCAAAGAGATTGGTAGGAATTCCATTACGTTCAAGCCAACGCTTTTTTAAACGTGATTCAAAACGTAAAAGACCGATAGTCCAGTTAATCAGATCCGAATTGGACATGACCTCAACAACTCGTTGAGCTGCTTTATCATTCTTCTTTGCGAGCATTTTATACTCTTCAAATTGAGCGATAAATTCATCATGCTTCATATAACACTTGTGATTCACAAGCCTTGAAGTCTGACCTCCCCAATAGACTGAACTATCGAAACGCTTATTACTTAAACGAGTCTGGCCATTACTGACATTACTCAAGAAATCCAAAACTTTTTTAGCCGTGCTCTGGTCTTTCAAACGTGCTGAATAAGTCACATCGATATGTGATACCCAAGCACGAGGCCAATCTAGCATTCTTGCTAAGACTGGATAGGCTTCATGTAGAAAGCCGATCATTTCCATAGCACCCTGCTCTATGTTGTCACTTCCAAATACGTTATGACCTTGTAACAGCTTTGCAGGCGAAGCCTTGATCTGTACGTATGGTTCATAACTTGCATCGAAAAACACTTTCATTGCCATACCTGTGTAG